CGGCGATTTGGAATTTATCGTATGGCAAGGTTGCGAAGCCGACGCTGAGAACAGCAGCTACGATGCGGACGCCCTCAAAACGGCATTCGACACCCTTTACGGCCGCATCCTAGCCGAGACACCACGTACGGCCGCAACGCTGCCGTTTATCGTGTCGATACCGGGGCCACTCGATGACGATTACGCCACGGACGCACGCTGGGACAGTATTCGGCGAACCGTGATTGAATGGGCTGACGAAACTACGGGCGGAATTGTCGGCGGTAGCTTAGCCGATGGCACGCTGGTTGACGATTATCATTTTGGCGGCGTGGCCTACGACCACAACGGACGGCGACTCGCACAAACGATTCTCTATCACGACGGCCTTGCCGATAACTCAGGCCGCTCACCGCAGGTTTTCAAAGCGTGGCGATTCTCTGGCAGCCCGATTGTGTACGTGCAGATGATTGGCCTTGGCAACAGCGGTATCTGCGAAGCCGATGGCACAACGGACGGCGGCAGTCTAACGGGCTTCCAAGTGAGCGACGACGCATGGGCGACAACGAAAACAATCAGCAGCACGGCCATTGAAGGCAATGTAATCAAACTCACGTTGGCCGCGACGCCAACGGATGGGGCAACTGTGGTGGTGCGATCGAGCTATGGCAAAACGCCAACCATCACCAACCTGCCGTACCGCAACGCTTTTCCGCAAGGCGATACAGTTGGTTTGCCAATCGCACCAAGCGGTGAGGTAAGCGTCGAACTGCGGACGGCGTTCGACGCGGACACCGACACGACATCGCAAGCGACGCTCGCAAAAGAATACCCCATCGACTTTGGCTACACCCGCAAAACAGCCAATGGGGCAGTGGCCGCAGCACGAGCCACGTCGAACATCACGCTACTATCGGAAACGGAAACCACGGCCACGGTGAGCAGCTACACGACGCAATCGAGCGGCGCGCTCGTGTGGGATAACGGCGTGCTCACGGATGCGGATAAGTTGCAGCTGGCGGGGAACGGGGGAAGCTCAACCGCTCAAGTCAACAATGCCAAGGTAGCAGAGGGCCGCATCGTCAAGCTAAGCCGTAGAGCAGATGGGACTACAATAGCAACCAAGCACATTCTATTGCGGCCAGCAGAGAGCCAAACGTGGTGGATTGATGCCTCTCAAATTGCTGGCGATTCTTGGGTTACAGATGTAACAAGCGTCACCACAAGCAACGAGCTAGAGCTCACTGCAGAAGCTGGCATGAATCGTGAGCTAACGTGCTTAACATTCGATGCGTCTAGTGCTGTGGCAGGCTCGTCGTACACCGTCACGGGCACCGCATGGTATGGCACGCAAAAGGTGATTTTCAAAGCAACTGTCGACATCGCAACCGACTAAACACACACACACAACTATAAATAATTAACTAAAAATAAATGCGTTTGCTATACACCACACTGGGTAATTTGGGTCCTTTTTGGGGGTGTACGTGGGCGGCGAAGCCGCGGCATCGACGGCTTTTTTCGCGTGCGACGTAAAAAAACATAGGTAAGTGAGGCGGTTTTTGCCTGTTTTGCCCAATGCCCCAAGTTGAATCGATTCCACGGCTGGCCGAACGCGACGCGTTTATCGCTCTCGTCGAATCTGCCAAGAAAAAACACGAGGCCAATGAGAAGATAAGCCCCCGCGAAATGCGTGCTTGGGCCAAGTGGGAAGCCGAGGAAGACGAAAAACGTGGTCGCAGGTGGCTGGCCGCAATGCCCAAACGGGCATATTGCTCGGTGGTTGGCCGGCAATACAAGGTTTTGAACGAACAGGCCGACGCGTTTGGTATTCCGTTGCGTGGCGATACCGTCGACGCAATGGCTGTGCTGCGGTGGATTCACGATTTTTTCGCAAAGCACCGACTGCAACTGCCATCGATTGTCCGCGGCGAGACAAAAAACGGAACTCCCCGCGATAAGCTCACGCTTGAGCAGGTGGAAGTGTACCGGCGACGCGTCAAGCTGCTCGAAAATCAGCTTGAAGTGGACGAACAAACGTTGTTACCCCGCAACGAAGTGCACGAGCTGCTCGTCAAGCTCGGGCGAGTGCTCCGCGGAGCAGGTGAGCGGATCCATAAGCAGTTTGGGCCGCAAGCGGCGAGCATTTTAGACGTCGCGCTCGACGATTACGACGCTTTGCTCATGCAGCTCGTGGAAGAAAAGCCAGAGCCAAAGCAGAATGCCCCTAAAGAAAAACGTCGTCGATGAAATTCGCTGGCTTATCTCAGCGTCACGAGCTCAGCGGATTCGGCCAATCTTAGAATTTGCCGAACAGGAAATCGTAATTCCCGAGGGGCTTCACGAGGGCACGCGTTACCGGGCCGATACCATCCCTTGGCAGCGGCTTTGGTTCGAAGCGATTGATTCTGGCCAGTGGTCTAGGTACGTTCTCACCGCGTGCGTGCAATCGGGAAAAACGCTCGTCGGCTGGGTGATTCCGGTTCTCTGGCACATTTTCGAGTGGAAGGAAAATTTCGGGGCTGGCGTGCCATCGATGGACTTGGCCGGCGATAAGTGGCGGCTTGAGCTCTTGCCGGCGATAAATGCGAGTGTGCGATTCCGGCCTCTCAAGCCGATTGCCGGGCGTGGCTCGAAGGGCGGCGACTTCGAGGCGATTGAATTCCGTCACGGGCCGACGCTCAAATTTCTCTCTGGGCATGGTGGCGACGAAAAACGCAGCTCGATTACGCTACGTGGGAGTGCTGTAACCGAAGCCGATCGTCTGGACAGTGCCGGCGAAACGAGCCGCGAAGCAGCGCCGATTTACCAGATTGAAGGGCGTTCGGCCAGTTTCGAAGACCGGGCCAGGTTCTACGCGGAGTGCACGAGCACGATAACAACGGGCTTTGTTGCTCGCGAGCGGCAAGCGGGCTCGGGCTCGGTGATCATGTGCCCTTGCCAGCACTGCGGCGAATACGTTTGTGTCGAGCGGGAGCATTTAGTCGGCTGGGAAACCGCCGAAAGTGAAATCGATGCTCGCGAGCAAGCCGCGTGGATTTGTCCAAACTGCAGCGTGATCATCACCGAGGCCGAGCGGGCGACGATGAATCACAATGCAGTATTGATTCACCGCGGGCAGACAATTGAGCGCGATGGCACCGTCATCGGCAAGCCGCCAGCAACCCGCACGCTTACTTTTCGAGCCAATGCGTTCAACAACCTGCTGTGGTCAGGCCCGTACATCGCGGCTCAAGAGTGGCTAGCCAAGCACGACAAAGACCAAGAATCAGCAGAAAAGAAGCTGCGCCAATGGTATTGGGCGTTGCCGGTCGAGCCGAACGCAATCGACGTTACGCCGCTCACCGTGGAAGACGTCATGGGCCGCCAGGTGGAACGGCTCACGCGGGGAATCGTACCGGCCGGGACGTTTCAGATATCCGGTGCGGCAGACATCAGGAAGACGCAGATTCACTACGTGATAATAGCGTGGTATCGAGCGGGCGGAGTGGTTCGCGGGCACGTGGTTGACGTCGGCATCGTGCCGGTGCTGTCGTCGAAATTTGGCATCCGTCGTGCTCTTCGCGAAGGATTGCGGTCGATGCGTGATGCTCGAATTGAGCCAGGCTTTCGCGAGCAGGGCGAAAAGAAAATTTGGCGGCCAGGCTGGTTTCCCATCGACGCATATTGGCACGGCGAAGCGGTTCGTGATTTTGTTCGCGAGTGCAAGGCCATGGGGCTGCGTCGCTACATTCCCAGCTTTGGCCGCGGGCTCAGTGCCGAGCATGGCCGCGGGCGATACCAGCACCCTCTCGAAGAAACCAAGAAAAAGCCGCACGTCGGCGAAGAGTTTTATATTTCGTGGTCGCAAAAATACGCCATGCACCACATGGTTGTGAACGCGGACCACTGGAAAACGTTTGTGCGGGAAGGGTTTGCGACGCCCGATGACCAGCCGGGGGCAATTAGCGTTTTTGAAGCGATTACCGAAGACGAATTGAAACTGGTGCAGCAATTTGCCAAGCAAAACGTTGCCGAGCGGGCGTACACCAAAGTCGTGCCCGAAAAAGGGGAAGTGCTTTGCTACGCTAACGACTCTGCCCGACCCAATCACTTTGGCGACGCATCGTACAACGCCTGCGCCGCTGGTTATTTGTGCGGCGTGCGAATTTCGGACGTGTCGCCAGTAATCAAGCAGTTAGTCGAAGACGAGCCGCAGCGGCAGCAGTTGCAGCGGCCCGAGCCCATGACCATGCCGGATGGCAGGCCCTATTTCATTACCAATCGCGATTGAGGATTTTATGAGCACGACTTTCGACCCCACACCAGACGCTGCAAAATCCCCCAGTGCAGCCCCCAAGCAAGCCGATAGGCCGCAGAAAAAAGCAGCGAAAGAAAATTTGCGGCAAGAGCCCGGCCCCAAGAAAATTTCAATTCCGCTCAATATCTCGATTACCCCATCGTTATTGAAGCGTGGTTATGTGCAGCAGCACCTTTCGCTAGACCTCAACTCACTCCATCAGCGAATTGTGGCAAAACTGCTGCTCGTGTCGCTCGTGGCGGAAAATGCACAGCTTAACAACGGCACACGCGTCGAGCGGCCCGAGCACGCAATCCAGTGGCTGCTCGAAGAAATCGCATCGAACCTCAATAGTAAAATTCTCGACCGATTGAAAACGATTATCGACTAGAAAAATCGACGGCCATAAAAAACAGCCAGCGACAAAAACAGCAACAAAAGAGCGAGCATCGGCAGCATGGCCGACCCGGTGCTCAGCTCTGATTTGTCCTATGGGGAAATCCTGAAAGTTTATCAGGATTACTCGGATTACGACCTCGAATCGTCGGCCGCCCGCGCGAAAATCTTCATCAAAGCGGGCCGCATGCTCTTGGCGATTCCGATTCGACGTTCCGGCCAGGCTGCCCGCGCGGAAGAGATTGAGGTAGAGCCGGAAGTCATCGAGCGGCAAGTCAAATCCGCTACCGTGTGGCTGGCATCCTACAACGCCGCCAACGCTGGACCGAGGCAAGTAATTCCCGAAAGCGACTGGCGAGATAATTGATGGATTTGCGCGACATCAAAGCAGATTACGAAGCGTCGAAACGCACGAGCCGTTTCCAGCGGCGGCGTCGTGGCATCCCATCGATGGGGGCTGGCGGCGATTATCACTATCGGGCCGAAAGTGATTTTCTGTGGATGTCGGAAGTTGCGCGCGATATGTACCGGAATGACCCGGTAATTGGCCAACTCACAGACCGGGCGGTTATCAATTGGATTGGCTCGGGGCTCACCCCCGACCCCGACACCGGCGACAAGGCACTCGACAAGGATCTCAAAGAGCGGTGGTGTGAAGAGTCGGAAGAGCCTGACGACTGCGACCTGTCCGGCGAGCTGACGTTCCACGAGCAGGAACTCATGTTTGGCCGCGAAATGCTCGTGGCGGGTGACGTTTTCGGCGTGTTTGTTGAGGGCGGCACGGTGCAGATGCTGGAAAGCCACCGCTGTCGCTCACCGTACCGCACGCAGCGTAATATCGTGCACGGCATCGAACTCGACCGGATCACCCGTCGACGGAAGATGGCCTATTTCACCAAAGAGCCCGTCGACGCGTTTGCCGAGCAGTCGCGAATCACCATCAAGGATCTTGAGTTTGTGCCATTCCGCCGGGAAGACGGCGAAGCGAACGTGATGCAGGTCTACTCACCCAAGCGGTGCAGCCAAACGCGTGGTATCACGGCTTATGCCCCGATAATCACCCAGGCGGGCATGTTCGACGACTTGAATTTTGCCCACCTACTCAAAGCCCAGCTTAACGCGTTTTGGCTGATGGTGAGGAAGCGGGACCAGACATTTTTTGACGCCAACCCGAATTTGCAGCGGCTGGGCGTTCCCGATTCGTACCTCAGTGGTTCGCGACGCGTCGAGCAGGTGGCGCCGGGAAGCGAGATTGAGGCCAACCCGGGCGAATCGATCGAGCCGTGGAATCCCAACACGCCGCCGGCTGAGTTTTTCAACCATGCCCGGCTGATTCTCACGCTCATCGGCATCAATCTGGGCATGCCGCTGGTAATCACGCTCATGGATGCGAGCGAAACGAACTTTAGCGGCTTTCGCGGGGCAGTCGACCAAGCCCGCATGGGCTTTCGGCACAACCAACGCATCATGCGATCGCGATTCCACCGGCCGTACTACCGTAACAAGCTCAATTTTTGGGCTGATTATGATTTGTCGTATGCCCGCCAGCGCGAGCGGCTTGGCAAAGCGTACCTCAACCATAAGTGGGCGGTGCCTGGCTGGCCGTACATCGAGCCACTGAGTGACGCGAAAGCCGATTTGATTCGCACGGCGCACATGCAATCGAGCCCGCGGCGAATCGCGGTTGAGCGCGGCTTCGACTGGGATGAAATCGTTGCCGAAACCGTCGAAGACCGCGCGGCAGCAATCCGGCTTGGTTGTGCCGAGGCCCAAAAGCTAAACAAGGATTTTAATTTATCTGGTAACGACATGGTTTCTTGGCGAGATATTGCACCATTGCCAGCCCCGACGGGCGTAACCGTATCACTGGCCGATAACCCACAAGCAACCAGCAATTCCACGAGCGGAGCGAAAGCAAATGCTAAGCCAACGGCTTAATTTTGGCGGCGAGCTCGCCGGCGTTCCGCACCTTGACCAGTATTGGGGGGCGTGGGCAATCGAGCAGGGGTTCGCGAATTTTCTTGTGTCGTGGGCGCAGAATCTCAATTTGCAATTGCATCTTGAGCAGCACGTCGGCGACGCGAAAGCGGCCAGCGGCAGTGGTGGCAGCAGCGGCAGTCGGCTTGTTGTCGACAATAACGGCATCGCGATTATCGAAATCAATGGCACGCTGATGAAGCATGCCACGAGCATGGCGGCTTCGACGTCGCTTGTGGAAGTGCGGCGCCAGGTGCGGGCGGCGATTAGCAGCCAAGACGTCAAGGGTGTTTTGCTGATTATCGACTCGCCGGGCGGAACCGTGGCGGGCACGGCAGATTTGGCCGCAGACATCAAAGCCGCAGCCGCTAAAAAGCCGGTGTTTGCCTACATCGAAGACATGGGCGCTTCGGGTGCTTACTGGCTGGCGAGCCAGGCATCGAGCGTGACGGCCAACTCGACTGCTTTGGTTGGCTCGATTGGCGTGTTTACCGTCATTGAGGACAGCTCGCAAGCCGCAGCCAATGACGGGGCGAAGGTGCACGTCGTGCGGTTTGGTGAATTCAAGGGCGTTGGCACGCCTGGCACCCAAGTCACCGACGAGCACCTTTCTTACATGCAAGAACGTATCAACGCGTTCGGACAAGATTTCATCCTGGCGATTGCCAGCGGCCGAAACATGACGACAGCCGAGGCCGCAAAACTCGCCGATGGCAAAGTGTACAAGGGCCAAGCCGCCGTGGCTGTTGGCCTGATCGACGCGATTGAGTCTATCGACGATGCGTACGCGTCACTCGTCGCCACAACCAAGAAAGGTAAAAAAACCATGAGCAATTCAGTTGCAAGTGGCGACGAAAACGCGACCCGCGTTGCCACGATCGCCGAGCTCGAAGCGGCTTGTAAAGGCGCGTCTTCGGACTTCATTCTCGCCCAAGCCAAGGCCGGGGCGACGCTCAACGCCGCATTGTCGGCACACGTCGAGCTAATGGCCAAGGCTAACTCCGACCTGGCCGCCAAGAACGTTGAACTGGCCAAGGAAAACACCGAACTCAAAGCCAAGATTGCCGAGCTCGAAGCCCGCAAGCCTGGCCGCGGTGTGGCTCCGATTGCCAGCGGAGAGAGCGCCGAGGCCGACGAAGCCAGTGGCCGCCCGTGGGCAGCGGTGGGGGCCAAGGTGTTTTTGTCCGAAAAGCTCGTCGAGTACAAGGCCAAGGGCTTTGTGCACGGCAAGGCGGTCGACGCGGTTTTCGCGGCGAACCCTGGCTTGCGAGAGGCACTTGTCGACGAGGCCAACGGCTAATTCGATAGCTCACCAGTAACCACTGGCAGTAAAAAACGCGTACACACAAAAACAAAAACCAAGATTGAAAGGGTGACGCAATGTCACAGATGACAGATTCAAACTACAAGGGCCTCGTCGCTTCGGCGGCGATTACCCAATACGCCCGCGTCAAGCTAGACGCGGCCGGCACAGTCTCGACGGCCGGGCTCACCGACAAGGATATCGGCACGGCCCAGCAGGCGGCGTTTGCTGCCGGCGATGTCGTCAGCGTCAAGCTGCGTACGGCGGCTGGCACGCACAAGATGATTGCCGCTGGTGCGGTAACGCAGGGTGCGGAAGTGAGCACGCAAGCGTCAGGCAAGATTGACGATGCGGCCACGGCCACGGGCTACAAGCTCGGCATCGCACTGGAAGCCGCCACCGCCAACAACGACATCATCGAGGTTCTGTACAACGCACACGGCGACACGGCGATTTAATCGCAGCCCGTCGCTTTCCTTCCACTCACAATCGTTTCTCGCTGCCGCTCAGCCGGCGGCATCGAAAAAAGGAAAATAAACAATGCCGTCACCTTCCACTTCACTTTCGACGCAGCGGCCGGACTTGGCCGCCAGCTTCGAGGCGTTCGACCTGGAGGCCGAGAAGCAAAATTACATCGGCGCGCGTGTCGCACCGGTGCTCAATGTGCAAACCCAGGTTGGCACGTTTGGAAAAATCCCGCTCGACCAACTGCTGCAACAGCGCGACACCCGTCGCGCGCCGGGCAGCGGTTACAACCGCGGGCGGTACACGTTCACTTCGGCTTCGTATGTTTGCGAAGAGCACGGCGCCGAAGAGCCAATCGACGACCGCGAAGCGTCGATGTGGGCGAACTACTTCGATGCGGAGCGCATCGCGGCCAATCGAGCTATGAATGCCGTTTTGCGAAACGCCGAAATTCGCTGGAACACGGCGCTATTCAACACCACGACCTGGACCGGTGCGTCGTTATACACCGACGTTTCCGCCACACCGTGGGCGACGATTGCGTCGGCCGTGCCGCTCACCAACGTCGAGGCGGCCGTACAGAAAGTGTACGACAACTCGGGCTTGTGGCCGAACGCCTTGATTCTTGGCAAGAAAGCGTATCGTAACCTGCGCAACACGGCGCAGATTATCGACCGCGTGAAGTACCAAGGTTTCATGGACGTGCGGGCCGGCAATATCAGCGTGGAAGCGATTGCCCAAGCGTTCGACCTGCAGCTCATCGTCGGTGGTGGCTCGAAGAATTCGGCACTCGAAGGCCAAACGGCTTCCGTTGCTGAAGTCTGGGGCAACACCTACGCGATGGTTGCCCGCGTAGCGACGACAAACGACCCGAAAGAGCCGTGTGTCGCTCGCACGTTCCACTACACGGCGGACGGCAGCCAGTTTGATGGGCAATTCGAATCGTATCGCGACGAAAACGTGCGCAGCAACGTAGTCCGCTGCCGCCATGACGTCGACGAAATCGTCATGTACGCCCAGGCCGCTCACCTTTTGAAAATCAACTAATCGCGTAGCCGCCTCTGTCGTGCGGTCTTTCGGGGGTCGCCAGGCGGTGTACTGCTCACCGCCTGGCGTTTTTTATATCAGCAGTAAGCAAAGCAGGAAGAACATGGCCAAGAAACCAGCAGCAGGCGAAGCGGCCGGCGATAGCGTAGTCGCTGCCGATACACCCACGCCCGAGCCAGCACCGGGGCCAACGCCGGCGCCAGCGGCCGACGAACCCACGCCGCCCACCCCGCCGGAACCAACGCCCGAGCCCACGCCCGGGCCCGCACCCGCGGCAACCACGGTGGAAATCGTGAGCTGGCGGGATGATTTGGCGTGTGGCGACTTGCGACTCGCCAACCACCAGAAAGTGGCAACGATTACGCTCGAACCAGGCGTGCCGCTTGGCTGGCTGTCGCGTGCTCTTGAGGATTCGCTCGCCGGGCTCAAGCCCCAATAACCGCACCAGCACGAGCAATGTCAATTCACACGGAACTCATGGCCGCCGGCGCCGAACTCCAAGCCATTATCCAAGGCGATTCTGGCGAGAGCGTGGCGATTGAATATCGCTCGCCGGCGGTCCCCAAGTTCAAGTGGTCGGGCTCGTCAGTGGGTGCGGTGCGTGGCGGCGTGCAAATGCTCGATAATGGCGACGTGCTGAAAGTAAGTCGTCGTAAAATCAAAGGGCCAACGTCGGTGCTCGTGGCGAACAAAGTCAGCCAGCTTGAGCGCGACGCCACGGCCGTGGTCGATGGCCTGGAATGGGCGGTCGACCTCGAAGAATCGTCTTGGGGCGAGTTTTGGGTATCGCTGGAATTAGTTCGCCGCCCAATTTCGCGGCATGAGGAAATGCAAGCCAAAGCCGAGCGTCGATAATGGCTCTATTTGATCCCGATTCGCCGTTATCCGAAGAGCCGGCCGCACTTTTTCGCTGCCGGGAACTGCTATCGGCGTGCACCGCGGCCATCGAGCTACTTGAAGCGGCCAACGCGGCGGAAGCCAAATTGCTCATCGTGCCTGGCCCAGCGGACCCACCCACCGACGGCCAGACGTTCGCGGTGGATGAGCTTGAGGGCCGCATCGCTTACGCCCAGATTTACCCCAACCCAGACGATGGCTCGCTCGCCGTGATTCGATCACGTGCGGTGGGCTGCGTCAGTGAAAAGGCCGGTGTGTTTCGCCTGCATTTTCGCCGGATGGTGCGGGAAGCGGAATACAACGCCACGAACGGCCGCTGGGATGCTTATTTTTATTTTCTTGACCGTACGACGCGCGTTTGCGAGCAACTCGTCGAAGCGGCGGACCTCAATTTGGCGGTGAGCCAGATTAACCGCGTGGCTGGGCCACTATTCAACCACCGCGATGATTGGCCAACGCAGGGGATCCAGCTTTGGGCAGACTTCCTCGTGCACTGGGGCGGCAGCGAGCAAGCCGAGTGATATGGCCATCATTATCAAACAAGTAATCGTCAAGCCTGGCTTATGGGGACTCACTAAACGGGATTTGCGGGACGCTGGCCGGGTTGCGATTAAAGCGGCCGGGGATTACTGGCATCGCCAATTCAAGAAAAACCACTTCCAGGCGTTTGCTGCGGCCAAATACGGATACAAGCGGCGTACATGGCGATACGAAGAACGCAAGATGCGTGAGCACCCCGAGTCGCAAGGGCGGCCACTTGTGTTTACCGGCGAGAGCGAACGCCGCGCGATGGCCAGCGACACCGTAAACGCGACGGCCAAGAGTTACAGCGCGTTTCGGGCCGAGTGCGTCATCAACGCCAACACACTGAACTATCGCCAACTGGCCGACGAGGTAACACGCACCACGACGGCGGAAGATGCGAGATTGCAAAACGAATTCGCCACGGTTTTCACGCGCGAATTTATGGCTATCGCCAACACGAAGACGGGAACAGCGTCGGCCGCGGGTGCGGCGTAACCAATAACTAAACTCGTGCCCTATTTTTAAGCCATGAGCCGCTACCAAATACACGCCGCCACGTTGCACACGACCGACCTAAACGCCGGCTCACTCATCACCTTGGGCGGCGAAACGTCGATGGAAATCAGCACCGGAACCGAAACCATTTCGGACGATTCCGGCACGACCTACGACGAAGTGCGATCGATGGTGCGGCAGATGCCCGAGATTCGGCTCAATTCCAAGGCGCTTACGAGCTGGCTCACGTACATCGGCCTGGCCGGCTATTGCATTTCGAGCGATGGCAGCCACCCCGGCCTGCGACTGTACGCCCAAGTGCTCAACGATTGCAAGTCGCCCCCATCGGCCGGCACGAATTTGCGGTACACCGTCGGCAAGGGCTTAATGATTCTTGGCCAACTCCAAGCCACCCGCGGCCAAGATGCAACCATTTCGCTGATGGTGCACGCCTTGAGCGACGGAACGAATGCGCCACTCAGCGGAACTTACACGGGCATCACCTTGCCGACCGTGAGCTCGAATGAGCAGTTTACGCTAGGCGTTTGCAAGGTTGGTAACGTGACGCTTTCGGACCTCGAAAGCATGACGATTGATTTTGGCGTTCAGATTACCTCAAAGACACCAGAAATGGGGAGTGTGTGGCCGGAATCAATCGCCGTTCGCAAGATCCAGCCCGTGGCCACGTTCACCGGATTTAATCCCACGATTCTCGACAACTCATCCATTCCACTGGCCGGAAAACAAGCCACGCACGCCCAAACGATCATTCAGCTCAAGAAACGCTCGGGCTACGCCTCATTCGTGGCCGACGCTACGGCCCAGCATATCCGTTTAACGATGAATGGCATGGCGACGATTACGCAGGCACTGAGCGGCAGCGGAAATGCGGAAGCGAATTGCGTGCTCCGCGTCGAGGGCGTGCACGATGGAACAAACGTTCCGATTCTGTTTAATTTGGCGAACACTTACACCGCGACACCATAATGCCCGACGAACCAAAAAACGAAACGCCCGCTTTGACCACGCGCGAACGCGGCGAGCGCGTGCTCAATTCTCAAGGCCGAGCTATCGGGCTGTGGGACGTGCTGCCCGCCGAAATGCAAAGCCGCATCGCCGCGTGTGCTGCGCCCGACGGCGTGGTATCTCGCGAAGCCGTCGCAGTCGTGAGTGAAGTGCTCACCCAGTATTACGACGCCCAAAAAGCAGTTGTCGACGAGGAACCAACGCCCGTCGAGCCACCTACCCCCGCAGAGCCGGCAGCATGACCGGCCGAAAATCACAATGGCCGGTTTTCTTTACTTCAAGCCAAACCACCTGACACCGCTCGCCCCCGCTGATATTAAGGCGTGGGGGCTAGGATACGCGTTTACTGGGCCGCTCGCCCACTGCGTTTGCCAGCGGAATACGCCGAACGGGCAGCCGGGAACCGTGTTTGCCGACGCCCACCGGATGGGCGAACTGGCAATCGCGATGGATATGGCCCAGCAAGATTGGCGGCCGATGCCTGGCGGCGACTTGTATGTCGGCTATTGGCGGAACCACAAGCCCACGCCTGAGGATTTGGAGCGGCCGACGCAAATCACGGGCTACAAAGTCAAGCTCGCCGATGACCAGCAATGGCAAATCCCACTCGTGCGGCGGTTCGACGTGTCGCAACGCACCACGGTTTCCAACTTGCCGTGCTACATGGAGCTCGACGAGCAAGGCAAGTGGCAACGCGGCCAGGTGCTCGACGTGCACGCCCACTTGTGGAACGTTACCGAGCCGATAGCCGACGCCCTCATTGGCGAATACGTGCACGGCCGCCCGCCCGTGGTGGACGATGAAAAGATCATGGCGGCGATTGTCTCGCTGCTCATGGCCAATTACGTGGTAAGTGCGGCCGAGCTGTCGCTCATGCACGCTTTTACAAGTGAGGCCAACACCCACGCGGCCGTGATGTCGGCTTGCGACTGGCCGACGTTTTTGCAGTGGTACGAAACAGACGAGCAAAAAAAAAGCGCGCTAGAACCACCGCCCGGTGGCTCGACTATGTACGCTGGCGGAATGGTTTAGCCCGCAACTACGCCCCGACGTGGGCGGATTTGCAGGCCCTGAACTTAGGATGGTGAGACAATGCCCAAGCTGATTTTAGACGGCGACGCGAAAGGCGCTGTGAAAGCTCATGGCGAACTCACCGAATCGCAGAAGCGGACCAAGGAAGGTATCGACCAGATTGGCAAGGCCGCGTGGGAAACGCACCGCAAGATGACGGAATGGGCACGCGAGCAGAAAAAAGAAATGTCGTCGGCGGCGGCCGAGTCGAAACGCATGGGCGACGAGGCCCGCAAAATCATTCTCGACAACGAGGGGCCGCAAGAGCGTTACAACCGCAAGGTGGGTGAGCTCAGCCGTCTATTCGTGGCTGGGAAGCTGTCGCTTGAGCAGATGGACGCGGCCCTCAAACGATACCGCGGCGAATTAACCAGCGTCGTGCCGGCTCAAGAGAGCGCGTTTGGGGCGAGTGCGTTATCGAGTGCCACGGGTTATTTTACGAGCCTATTTGGACCGGCGGCGCTCGTCACGGGTGCCATTCAAATCCTGCGGAATTACAAGCAAGAGCTAGCAAGCATTGGCCAGCAACTGGAAGGCGGGCGCAGTGGGCTCGGGCAGCTCACGCAACTTGCTTCGACGGCCAAGGATCCATCAGGGAAGATGCGGGCCTTAACCAACGAAGCAAAACAAATCTACGCCAGCGGGGCAACGCAGACGCTGGGCGAAGCCGGGCAGCTTGTCTTCACGCTCGAATCGGCCAATATCACCGACCCCAAGCAACGTAAGCGTATCGCCAATATGCTTTCCTATGGCGTGATTCCCGAGGCGACGCGGTTCTCGGCATCCATCGCCGCCCTGCGAAGTGCTTACCCTGATTTGTCGCCCGATAAGCTCATGGGCATGGGCATTGTGGCCGCGTTGCCATCGCCTGGCGGTGCGGAACAAATCATCCAAGCGGCCGGCAAGAGCGGCGAGCAGATGCGGGCATTGGGATGGACGCCGCAATTCGGCTTGGCGGCAACGTCGATTCTATCTCGTACGTACGGCGGTGCGGAGGAAGGCGGCGTGCGGCTCGAACAATTCGCCAAGCAAATCGAGCGATACGGTTATGCTGCCGACCCCTCGCTACGTGGCATGGAACCATTCGGCTTGATTCAGAAAATCCAGAAAGAAACCGGCGGCGACCAAAACAAGCTGGCCAAGTATCTCGGCCACCGCATGGAAGCCATGCAAGGTTTTCGCACCCTAGCGAACAACTTAGACGAGGTTCGTGGGCTCACGGCAGCGGCTGGTGGCGCCGATGGCTCGCTCGTCGACCGGGCTATCACGCTAGCCCAGCAAACGCCAGAAATCGATACGGCTCGCCAGGGGGTTGCATCGCGAAACCTAAAAACACTTTCGCGGGTGCCGGCGGCCAATCTGGAAAGCCTTTACCAGTCGATGGTTGAGCAGCAGGTGGCCGGCTCGCCTTGGTACAAAGAATGGATATTCCGCTTTGGTGCGGGAATGTTTGGCCAAACGGAAGCCGCCAAGCAGATGCAGATTCGCGAAGCGGTGGGTGACCCGTTCTATACCCGCGAGCTGCAAGAATCCATCGTGCGGTATCTCCAATCCATCGATTCGAAAACGCGTACCGCCCCGGCCGCTAGTGGCCGGCAGGAGAAGTAAGCCATGAGCTACCTTACCAACTCCATCGGCAGCTACACGTTTGCGGAAATGACGGGGGCCATTTTCTACCGCCAAGAGCAAATTGAAGTTATCAACCGGCCGGGCGTCGACGGCTCGGGGCTGCGGAAGCTCGGGGCTCGCGGCCAACCATTCGAGCTAATGACGAAAGGCTACTGGCTCACCTTGGCGGCGGCTCAAGATGCGATTTTCAACGCGTCGACGGGCTACAAAACCTTGATTGCAGCCGCGGCCTACACCGTCACCCGCAACGGCGTGAATCACGGCGATTATTATGTTTTGGATGTGCAGGAAGTGGCGACGACCGCCGTGCTCAATCCGACGGGCAACGTACCCTCAAGCTCTTGCACGGCACTCTTGGTTTGCCGCTGGAAACTAATTGGCTAACCCATGCCCTCGATCGTCACCGCCCCTGGCTCAGTCGTTACGAATTTCCCAACGCAAACCGTTGAGAAAATCGATTATCTCGGTGCGCCCGG